CGTCCCGTCTTGTCCGCGAACTCGACGATTCAAACGGCGACGGCATCTTGAGCCAGGTCAAGATCCTGGTGATCGATAACGATGCCCGGAAAAAGCTCCAGGAATTGCGAGACGGCATGTGGCGGCGTGTTGTCGGCACGGTGTGTGCTGCGGTGATCGTCGGCGCTATGGGTTGGCTCGCGGTTGCTGCCGCGATGCGGCTACAGGCGGGGAGGTAACACGCTGAGCCAAGTCGGCTCGCAGGTTGTCGAACTGGTGTAATTATGGTCTCCTGCGCTAGTTCGGTGGGTATGCGAGCCGACTTGGCTCAGTTTCTAGCTTAGCTTTGCCGAAGGCAGCATCCGAAGAAACTTGTCATATGTCTCCATCTGTTTAGTGGGAGCAATGTTTCTTCGCGCTGCAAAAGTAAAGGCGTTGAGGAGTGCCCAGGAAGTGTCCAGGCCATGTTCAGGGAAGGTCGGGTTCCTGTATTCAGCGTCAACCCGACCGACCGCTGCCCACCCGATCAGCCGTTGTCTTCCAGCGGCCATGATAATCTCGCTGGCCTGTGCTGGGGTGAGTCTGTGTGCCCGGAGACCCTTGATAATGTTTGGGATGCTCTTTGCGGCCGTGGCATAGCGGTCGACGGCCGCCTGCACCTCGTCTACGAGCTTCACCGTGTGGTCGTGGACACGGTGAAGGAGGATGGTTCCTGTACACATCCCATTTGCGCAGCACGATATGGAGACCCCGACCGTGATTTGCAGGGCCTTCCGACGAGTATTGCTGTTGAGGAAACCGAGAGCAAAGGTGGTGCCTGGCACCGCCTGCACCTCGCCGACTTGTGTGAGGAGAAAGGCACCTGCCATCTCTGCCCCTTTACAAGCCGTCGAATACAGTTCTTCTCTGATGCACCACCCGCGTCCTACTGCCTCTGTACGGATGATGTCTGCGAGTTCCCCGTGTGAAATCCCTTTCCATCGCCGCCCTGCGTTCTTCGGTGTCACCGGTTTGATTTTCCGCAGTTCGTCGATTTTGATACCAGACCCAAGCACTGTAATCATAATCGAACCTCCTTCAGTTGCTGCCTTCGTTGCGCCTATACTATACCGTAATATACTTATCGGTACAAGCACTTTATTCCAGGTTGCCCCATTACGGAACATAGCGGCCTTTACGACATTATGTGGTGAGAAAACTAGGTGACCTGTCCGAGGATATATTATGGAAGAGCACCACCAAGGTGTGTGGATACCAAAGCACATCATGGAGCAGCAGGCCCGTGGTGAGCTCGGGCCGAACGAGGTTTTGCTTCTAGCCATTATCCACAGCCTCAGCAACGATGGTCAGTGCTGCCTCGTCTCGAATGCTCGGCTGGCTAAGCGTCTTGGAGTAGGAGGACGACGCGTGCGGCAAATACTATCTGGACTTAGAGAACGCGGCCTAATCACACAAATCGTACTGGACGATAATACCAGAGTGTTGGGAATTGCAGGGGAGGCAATAAATTGCCGGGGGGGCAATAAATTGCCTGGACCCTGTCTTAAGCCTTTTAGTCTTAAGACTTATAATAAACAACTGTCTGGAACCGCAATTCCAGATGATTTAGTAGAAAAAGGAGGTTTTAAACGCATACCACCAACAAGGACAAAGGCAACACAGTTTGATAAAGACACAGCCTCCGTCCTAGAGGCAGCGGTGCGAGCACGACCGGCACGGAAGACGGGCATCACACAAGCAAAACCTTCCACCTGGGCAAATCACATACGGTTGCTTCGAGTACGGGATAAGATCTCGGAAGAAGACATCCGGGATGTGATGGGGTGGTACGTGAAGCATATGGGAGGACAGTATGTGTCGGAAGCTTACAGCGGCGAGGCGTTCCGGAGAAAGTTCCATGCCATTGAACGGCAATGTAAACGCGACCTTGTTGGCGCTGTTCAACCGAGTCCGAAGGCGTTGGCTATGGTGGAACGCCTTGCTGGGTTAGGGTGGCCTAAGGGGAGTGTTGAGGAGCTACCAGCAGCCGTACAGATATGTTTGACTAATTATGAGGCGTGGTTGGCCCGTCTCACGGAATTTGTCGATAGACTATGTAAGGACGACCTTAGCAATGACTATGGTAGGGAACGTGGCAGGCTCTTGAAGTTCGGAGAATATTTGGTTCATACCATGCCTGGACCAGAGCACTTTACATTTGGCTGGATGGAGGAAGTACATCATCGAGTGCTGGGTTGGGGTGGTTGGAACGGGAAGTTTGCCCCGTTGCTTTATCATCCGGGGGCCAAACGATTTCGAGCGTTGGGCCGGGAGTGGGCTCGGGGGTTTGCTCACGACCCGGACCGTTGGGATAAGTTCCGCGATGTGATGGACACAGAAGTGACAGAGGGTGTGGATGAAAATAGCTAAGCATGATGCGAATGAAGAAAAACGTATCCTCACCGGGATGGTGGTCAACGATGTAGTGCTGGGGCGGATTGCTGTGCGGTGGCGTGAGGACGGCCTATTTCGCGTTAGGTGGGCAAACCTTGTTGGTGGGTGGTGTGTGTCTTACTATGGCCGGTATGGTAAGGCCCCACAAGGCGATATCGAGGGCCTCTTCGAGTCTTGGGCCGAGCGTGCGAATGACGACAACACAGTGGATCTCGTCGACCGGTTCCTTGCGAGCCTGAGTGACGAGTACGAGGAAGAAAGCGCGGACATCAATCCGGACTATCTTGTCGACCTTGCGGGGGAACACTTCAACGCAGTTCTCCTAGAACGTATGTCCGAGACGGTGGGTGGCCACCTGGACCGTGGGGATACTACCAAAGCGTTGGAGACGGTTGCCAAGTGGGACCGCGTCGAAATGGGCGTTGGGACTGGAGTAGATGTACTTAGTAACGAAGATGCTATTCGCGAGGCATTTGAGGCTCGAGCAGACCCACTAATCCAATATCCGGGGGCCTTGGGTCAGTTCTTTGGCGATCAGCTTGGCCGAGATGAGTTTGTCGGTCTCACTGGTGCCTCTGGTCGTGGGAAGACCTGGTGGCTGCTTGACATTGCGTGGATGGCGGTCAGGCAGAACCGCCGTGTGGCATTCTTTGAGGTTGGTGACATGAGCCAGCATCAGATAATGAGGCGGTTCATGTGTCGGGTTGCTGGCCGTCCGACGAAACCGCCTTATGAGTTTGAGGTCCCGGTGAACATAACCCGTGGTCATGGGGAGCATGTTGCGAGCGTTGAGACGGAGACAAGGGTGTTCAAGGGGCCGTTGCATTGGCAGCAGGCGTGGGAGTCTTGCCAGAAGAAGACGCGGCGGCATAAGAAGGAACTGCTCCGTCTTAGCGTTCACCCGAATAGTAGCATCAATGTGAAGGGTATTATGAGCATTCTTGATGTGTGGGAACGTGACGGATGGGTCCCGGATGTATTGGTGATCGACTATGCGGACATCCTTTCTATCCCGGTAGGATATTCTCCTGGGGACCGAGACGCTATTAACGAGACGTGGAAGCAGCTCCGTAATATCTCACAGACCCGTCATATCCTAGTTGTTACCGCGACTCAGGCAGACGCGGCCAGCTATGAGGCTTATACGATCCGTCGAGGTAACTTCTCGGACGACCGCAGGAAGAACGACCACGTGACGGCGATGCTGGGTATCAATGCGACGGAGGAGGAGCAGAAGGATGGTATTTTCCGGCTTAATTGGACAAAGCGCCGGGAAGAGGCCTATATGGAAAGTCGGTGCGTCCATGTGGCTGGGTGCTTATATCTTGGGAGACCACACATGAAAAGCACATTCTAATTCTAATTCTAAAGAAACTTTGCATTTCACTCCGAAATTTCGTTCGCTCGTTACGATACTGAGGTTGATGCAGCCAAAGGGGTTGCAAGGGATAACGGCGGCTAGTTAGGTGTGCCGCACAAAAAGGAGACTGAAAATGCTGGAGATTGCAAGAGATGCTGCTGTAGCCTTGTTTACCGAACTCGGGCTCAAGAGCGCGGCGAAATGGAATGCGAAGCGCATGGCGGGGAAGCTCGCCAAGGTGGACATGATGGTCGACGAAGACGTGGTCATCGAGGACCCCGATGTGTGCGAGACCTTGACCGCTTGCCTCGAGGCCATCGCGAACGATGATGAGATTGTGGTGGTTTCGGAGGTTTCCAAGGAGGTATCGGCGGAGGACGAGCTTGCCGCGCCCAAGGCCAAGGCCAAGGCCAAGGCCAAGGCCAAGGCGAAAGACGCCCCTGCCAAGAAGGAGTCCAAGAAGGAGTCCAAGAAGGAGTCCAAGAAGGAGCCCGAACCAGAGAAGGAGCAGTTTCCGGGCGTGCGTGAGGCAAAAACACGCTCCTATTATGCCGGGACCGTCGTTGCCAAGCATGGCATGGCTGCCGGTGTAACCAAGGACATGCTGGACGAGCTGAACGAGGCTTTCGGAAAGGCCAATGATGTGGAGAGCCGCTTCCGGCTGAAAGACGCTTGGCACGCGATCCGCGGTTACCTGGACATTTGCGAAGGGTAACACGAGACTAGGACCCAGACTCGGTATGTATAACCGAGTCTGGGTCTTTTCGGAGTGCACGATGAGACCAACACCTATAGAATGGGTTGATGGTGTTGCTGTAAAGCGCGGCGATTTATATAAGTTCGCTGGGGTGAATGGAGGAAAAATACGGGTGATTCAATCAATGGCCTGTGGTGCCGCTGGTCTGATTACTTCTGGTCCACGCCGTTCTTCCCAGATATATATCGGGGCGCGTGTTGCAAATGTGTTGGGCATTCCTTTTCGGTGTCACTTGCCCAGTGGTCCATTTACCGCAGAGATGGAGGATGTGTTGGAACATGGTGGGGAAGTTATTCAACATAGGTGTGGGTATAACAACGTGCTTTCTGCACGGGCTGTAGAGGACATGAAAGGCCGTATTGGCTGGGTGATGATTCCGTTATGGCTGCGTTGTATGCAGACTGTGAAGGAAATTCGATCTGAGGTGTACAATATTCCAAGAAGTGTGAAACGTGTTGTCGTTACGGTTGGGAGCGGGATGTCGGCCGCCGCAATCTTGCATGGCTTACGCGATATTAAGCTCGATATTTCCTTAATAGGTGTGTGTGTGGGGGCGTCCCCTACTAAGACGATGAATACGTTTGCGCCGTTTGGGTGGAGGAATCAATGTACGCTGGTTGCATCTAATATGGGATATAAAGACATGCTTAGTGGGGTGTGTTACGGTGGTATTCCATTGGATCCTCGTTACGAGGCAAAGGCTGCTTCTTATGTCCAAAAAGGCGACTTGTTTTGGATTGTTGCCCATGGTATTCATTATACAAGGGGTTGATTATGTGTGGTATCGTTTGCACTAATACGAACACGAAGCCGGATGTTTTGGCGGCTTCTGTAGCCCATCGGGGTACATATACGCCTGAGTGTGTGTTTCGAGACGGGTTTACTTTTTGTCATACGCTGATGCCTGTTCAAGGCAATAGTCCTGTAAAGCAGCCCTTTGGGGATGGTGCCCCTTACACGTTGTTGTTTCAAGGGGAGTTGTGGGACCATCCTGGTAGTGCTTCTGATACGGAATATCTGTTTCAGGAACTGTGCGCTACGAATGATGTACGGGGGACGGTGAACAGGTTGAATGGAATGTTTGCTTTTGTGTTCAGCAACGGAACCGATCTTTGGTTTGCTTCGGATATCTTCGGGGAACAGCCACTGTACTTTTATCATGGGGGCACTCGTGGGTTTTTCCCGTGCTTGTCAATAGCCTCAGAAATGAAGCAGCTATTGGTATGCGGGGCGTTGTTGAACAAAATCAAACCGTGTGCGCCTGGGAAGCTATACCATTATTCTTTTGCCACGGGTGCGCTAGAGGTAGAGACATACCATGCCTTTGATTACACACAGGCCCGTACAGATGTTGTAGACTACGAAAAGATAAGGAAGTTGCTGCGCCGTTCTTGCAAGAAAAAGTATGGTGCTGTAGCTCTGCAACAAACGGCCTTGTTATTGTCCGGTGGTGTTGACAGTGCTATAATAGCTTACGAACTATCAAAGCTAGGAATTACTCAGGCGTTCACCGTTTCCATCGACCTTGACAGTATTGATTTCAGAACGGCTGAGGTGGCGGCGGCCCAGTGTGGTTTACATCTCACGAAAGTTTTGTGCAAGACGCTTGATCCAGATCGAAGCATTGTCATGTCTGAAAGTAAGAATAGAAGCGTGGTGGAGGAGTACGTGTGTCATCTGGCTCTGGCGAAGTGTTTGGCGGAACAGAACTACCGGGTAGTGTTTACTGGTTCCGGTGCAGACGAGATTTTCGTAGGCTACCCGTATTATTTAAGGTTTTTCAGTAGGAATAACATGAGTTTGTTACAAAGTAAACTTATAGAAAGCTATCATTCCCGCGAGTTACGTGTGCTAAACAAGGTGTATATGTCGTATGCTATTGAATGCCGGAGTCCGTTCTTGGACCGGACTTTAGCCAACTATGCACTCACCTTGGACATCAACAAGTGTTTGGTGGACAAAGGAAGGATGAAAGCCGCCCTGCGAGATGCTTACTGTGATGTAATTGCAAGCGCGCAAAACGAAAAGATCATCGCAGGGCGTTCTATGGGGGTGATTGACTATTTTGCGGAGCGGAATGGGGGGATGGACGCAAGGGTTTACCACCCGCGCTATGCCGAGATATTTTCTAGTGTTGGTGAGGTTTTTGGTTTATTGGAAAAGGTTCGTGCTGTAGAGTATGAGATTGTTTAGTTTGTTTGGAACTTGGCGGTTCTGACGATACTGTGTGTGAGGGTTTAAGACCGAGAAGGAGGTTATACATGCGACTCAATAGGGAAGAGCTTCTGCGTAAACTTGAGGCCGTTAGCCCCGGCCTTGCGGTGAAGGAGGCCGTGGAACAAAGCTCCTGTCTTGTGTTCCAGGGCGGCCGTGTGATTACGTTCAACGACGAGGTCTCGTGTTCCATCGATTGTGATATTGGGTTTGAGGGGGCGGTGGCTGCGAAGCCGCTGCTCGAGCTTCTTGGCAAAATGGTCGAGAAGGAGGTCGACGTGAGCGAGAAGGGCGGGGAGCTGCTAGTCAAGGGCAAGCGACGCCGGGCGGGCATTACATGCGAGGCCGAGATTACTCTACCGGTAGCGGTCGTAGAGCAGCCTGGTGAGTGGAACGACCTCGACCCCGAGTTTGCCGATGCTGTTGGGGTGGTGCAGCAATGCGCCTCGAAGGACCACAACAGGTTCCATCTCACCTGTATTCACGTCACGCCGGATTTTGTGGAGGCGTGTGACAATTTCCAGCTTGCTCGGTATCCGCTGGGCACAGGTGTCGAGGAGGGGTGCCTTGTGAAGCGGGATAGCCTCGTGCACGTGACCGGTCTGGGGATGACGCAGATCAGCGAGACGAAGACGTGGTTGCACTTTTCGAATCCTACGGGCCTTGTTTTTTCCGTGCGGCGGGAGGTCCTTGATTATGAGGATTTGGGGCCTGTGCTCGATGTGGAGGGTGTCTTGACTACGTTTCCTGGGGGCCTTGGCGAAGCCGTCCAAAAGGCTGAGATTTTCAGCGGGGAGAACAGCGAGAACAATGTGGTGATTGTTGAATTCCGTAAGGATCAGATGCGGATAAGAGGCGTTGGTGTGACAGGTTGGTATGAGGAACGCAAGGACATGAGATGGAACGGGGAGCCCATCGCATTCACTATAGCACCGAATCTGTTCGCGGACATTACTGCTCGGACGAACGACTGCTATATTGCACCAGGGCGACTGAAGATCGATGGTGGTAAGTTCACATACGTGACCTGCCTGGGTGTGGTTGGATAGACAACCGGGAGGTGAACTATGGACGAGATTCGGACTCCGGTTCAGATTCAAATCCAGGTCCAGGAGCAGCCGCTGTTCGCGGAATTGCGGGACGATGATAGAACCGCCGTGGTTTCCATTTTTGGCCGAGAGATCCTTCTGGCGTTCCGTGGGGCTGGTGCAGAGGCAAAGGCGACGCGGTGTGTGAATTGGTGGAACGAGCACCTAGACCGGGAATGGATGGGGGTGCGTGAAACGACTGCTGCCATTATGCAACGGTTTATAGCAGCTCTCCAGGACCTGGGTGTTCGAGATGATGTAATCAATGCGGCTATGGGTAGGGTGAAAGAGAGTGCTGGGCAAGACTAAAGGTTTCTTCGCGGGCTCGCGCGTGAACCAGGCGCGGCCTGTTCGAACGCTTCCTCAGTGTGGAGCGTGTGGGCTATACCGCCGATGCCACAGCCCGAAGATGCCGGTGACGGGCGAGGGGGAATGTGGTGTCCTGTTCGTTGCGGAAGCACCTGGTGCGAAAGAGGATGAAAAGGGGACGCAACTTATTGGCAAGGCTGGACAATGCTTGCGCCGGGTGCTGCGAAGTCTAACGTTTGATCTTGACGAAGATGGCTGGAAGGCAAACGCCCTTATCTGCCGTCCGCCAAAAAACCGGAAGCCGACGTCAGCGGAGATTGGTTTCTGCCGCCCGAACCTATTGAGGACTATCCGTGAGCTTCGACCGCGCGTGATTGTGCCTCTTGGTGGCGTGGCGGTTGAGAGTGTAATAGGACATATGTGGCCCGAGGGTGTTGGGGGGGTCGGTCGATGGACCGGGTGGACTATTCCATGTCAGGAGCTGAATGCCTGGATCTGCCCGACGTGGCATCCGAGTTTTCTCCTCCGGGAAGACGATCCGGTGCTTGATAAGCAGTTCAAGGCACACCTCCGCAAAGCGGTGGGGTATGGTGCTAGGCCGTGGCCGCAGGGGCCGCCACAGTGGGCCGCTGTCGTGCGACATATTGTAGACCCAGCTAAGGTGGCAGCTTGGCTGCGTCGGGCCGCGACAATGCGACACGGGGCGATTGCGTTTGACTACGAGACGAATATGCTTAAGCCCGACGGTCCGGACGCGCGTATTGTGAGCTGTGCTGTAGCTTGGGGCCGGGAGGAACCGGAACGGTGCATCGCGTTTCCGTGGCATGGCACGGCCATTCAGGCGATGAGCGAGTTGCTGCGGAGCCCGGTCCCGAAGATTGCATCAAACCTCAAGTTCGAGGATCGGTGGACACGAAAGGAATTTGGACACCGTGTCCGGCGATGGGCGTGGGACACGATGCTCGCGGCCCATGTGGCCGACAATCGGCAGGGGATCACGAGCTTGAAGTTCCAAGCCTTTGTGAGACTTGGGATGCCGGTGTGGAACGATAAGATAGGACCGTTCCTCAAGACAAAAGGCGACGAAACAGTCAATGCCATCATACGGGAGATAGAGCTTAACAACCTCCTCACGTACAACGGCCTCGACGCCTTGCTCGAATTTCGTGTAGCGGTCGACCAGATACGTGAGCTAGGCTACCCGATGCCTTGGGCAATATAGGAGGTGCATGATGCAGGGGTTTGCGACTATTCAGTTTCAAGTGGGGCAATGGAGCCTTAACAACTTCGGGCGGAACGAAACACCGCTTCTGCAAGTGTGCGCGGCTGGGACTATCCAAGCTACTCATGAAAGAAGTGCGCTTGAGGTCCCTGGAGAAGCGGTGCCTGGTGTTGTGGTGGAGCTTGGTGGGCTCGCTCCGCTGATGGGCATCGTAGAGGAAGTGGGGGAGCTGGAGTGTGCGATAGAGAATGGTGATGGTGCTGGAATGCGCGACGCTTTTGGCGACATCTCAATCTATCTGTGCGATTATTGTTGCCGGGAAAACATCATGTGGCCGGTTCGCATGGCGCTTGCGCTTCATGAACGTCATAATGCGAGGACCGGTGTCCTGCTCTATCTCGGGAAACTCTACCGATGCCATCTGAAGCGGTTCCAGCGTATACGTGGGATGCATGATGCAAAGACCTTTGACGAGCACCGTGTTGCCGCTCTGCGTTGTTTCGTGTGGCATCTGGGAACCCTCGCTCGTGAAGTCACTGACGACAACCTCCTTATCATTCTGAACGAGACTTGGAATGGGATCGTGAAAAAACGTGATTGGAAGGCTGACGCTGTAACCGGTGGTGGTCACACGCATGAGGCTGAGGACGGGTGATGGACCGGATCGACGGATATAGCCTTCTACACCGAGGAGCGGTGGCGTTGGCCGAAGTCGAGGCGAACGGGATACGAATAGACGTGGAATATCTCGACCGAGTGATTGCCGATACGGGGGCCAGGATCTCTCGGCTTGAAGAAAAGCTCCGCGAATGTGAAGAATATCGGCTGCAGCGCCGGAGGTACGGGCAGAATACAAACCTGTCGAGCCGGGATCAGCTTGCCGCCGTGCTGTTTGAGGACATGGACTTCGAACCGCACACCCTAACAGCAACAGGCAAGCCCAGGCTGGATGAGGTGGCCCTCGAGCGGGTTGGTACGAAATATGCAAAGGGCTTCCTCCGGCTGGAAAAACTTACCAAGCTTCATAGCACCTACCTCCTGGGTATCCGGCGCGAAGTCGAGGGGGAATTCCTGCACGCCTTTTTCGGGCTTCATCTAGTCCGCTCGTATCGGGGGCAGAGCGATTCACCAAACCTCCAGAATATACCGATCCGTGACCCCATTCAGGGGAAGGTGATTCGCCCAGCATTTATCCCGCGTCCTGGCCACGTGTTGGTGGAGATCGACTATTCCTCCCTGGAGGTGATGATTGCGTGCGCTTTGAGCGGCGATAAAAAGCTCACGTATGACGCTATCGAGGGCGATATGCACCGTGACATGGCTGCCGAATGCTATATGTTGGACCAGGAAAATGTCTCGAAAGATGTGCGCTTTAGCGCGAAGGGTGGTTTTGTCTTTGCCCAGTTCTATGGGGATTGGTACAAGGCTTGCGCTGAGAACCTGTGGGGCGATGTGGAACGGTATGGGCTAACGACCATGGACGGCCTTTCCTTGCACAACCATCTTGCTGAACAGGGTATTGAAGGTTTGGGCAAAAGCGACCCACAGGTTGGACCTAAGCCTGGGACTTTCGAGTACCACATCAAGCAGGTAGAGGACCGGTTCTGGAACAAGCGCTTCGTGGTGTACCACGCGCGTCGCCGGACGTGGGTGGAGGAGTACAAGCGTCAAGGGTATATAGACATCGTGACAGGTTTTCGGTGCTGGGGGCCTATGTCGAAGAATCAAGTGGTGAACTATCATATACAAGGCCCGGCCTTTCATTGCTTGTTGTGGAGCCTTATCACATTGGTGGAAGAGATCCGCCATTCCCGGATGGGGGCGAAAGTGGTGGGCCATATTCACGACGCTATTCTTGCGGATGTGCCGGTGGCCGAGGTTGATGATTATCTAACCCTCGTGTATGACATCACCACCCGACGGCTTCGGGAGCACTGGGAGTGGATCACTGTTCCATTGAACATCGAAGCGGAACTGGCCGAGACGAACTGGTATGAGAAACGGCCGGTTGAGATAGGGTCTGTGGCATGAGTAAGTCAAGGATTGTAAGGATTGTCTATGGACGGGTGAAGAATCTTGGCAATTTTGAGAATTGCCGGGTAGAGGCGGAGGCAGAGGTGGCTGAGGGTGAGAACCCTGTTACAGTGATGAAGCGGTTGCGTGTGTGGGTTGAGAAACAGGTCAATGTGCCGGTTGATGCTGAATGAGTGAGGAGGCGTGTGTAGCCTGTGGCGGTACGGGCCAGAACAGCAAGGGCGGCCGGTGTGTGCCGTGCTCGCTGGCCGGGCGAAATCCTCTACAGGAGACGAAGACGGATAAACGGGTTGACGCCGACATTGGTTTTGGTTATGGGGCGGTCCCAGCAATGAGGGAGGGTCGCGAACCGTGGGTGAAAACCCCACCCGCCCCAACAATTTATAGGGAGAGGAACATGCGCGAGATTCACCTAGAGGAGCGGCCGACCAGTTTCAAGCAGGTGGTTGGCCAGCGGGAGGCCTGCGAACAGCTCATAGCGCTGGGGAAAAGTGACGAGGGCATCCCGCACTGCCTCCTGTTCACCGGGCCTTCTGGTTGTGGAAAGACCACGCTTGCCCGTATCGTGAGGAAGAAGATTAGGTGCTCGGACTCGGACTTTATGGAGGTGAACGCGGCGGACAGCCGTGGGATTGACATGGTCCGTAGTATCCAGGCACGGGTGGGCCTGGCCCCTCTTGAAGGTGATGCCCGCGTCTGGCTAATCGACGAGTGCCACCAGTTGACAGGAGATGCCCAGGGCGCGTTTCTAAAGCTCCTCGAAGAGCCGCCCGACCACGTGTATTTCATGCTGGCCACCACAAACCCACAAAAGCTCCGAAAGACCATCCGCACCCGTTGCACTGAGATCAAGGTACGGGATTTGACAGAGACCGAACTGATGGGGCTGGCCTCGAAGATCACCAAGGAGCGTACTGGCATCGAGTTGAGCGGGGTTGTGGCCCGGAAATTGGCCGAGGTTGCCGAAGGGAGTGCCCGTAAAGCACTGGTGCTTCTTCAGCAGATCATCGGTATCAAAGATGACATGGCGAAGATTAATGCGCTCCAGAATGCGGATGCAAAGCAGGCAGCTATCGAAATCGCTCGTGCTATTATGAGTGGGAAGCCCTGGAAAACCGTGGTCGACATTATCAAGAACTGTGATGAAGAACCAGAAAGCATCCGGTGGATGATTCTCGGTTATTTCACGACCGTTGCTCTGGGTGGTGGTAAGCCCTCGGAACGTGCTATTGCCGTTATGGAGGAATTTCAGGACAACTACTTTGATACCAAGAAGGCCGGGCTGGTGATGAGTTGTTACCGGGCCTGTAGCCTGTAGAAAGGAGGAGACCATGCCAGAGAA